CAAATCTTATGAAAGGAGTATGATGCTATGAATATCATACTATTTGGGCCCCCCGGAGTGGGAAAATCAACACTAATTGGTACCCTTAAGACGCTTGGCCAGCGTGCAATCGATTTGGAAGACGTGTACCCAAGTAAAGTCCGCTTTACATTGCCAAATAATGTAGACGGTGTGTTTCTTGGTGCAGCGGATCTTGATCCAAAGCGCAAGTACCACAATGCCAAAAAGGCACTTTTGTATCTGCCTCAGGCTACTTATCACAGTAGACGAGCTGCTCGTGATGCGGCTATACCCGGAAAAGCATCGCAAGCCGAACATCGGATAGACGATTGGCTTGAAAACACCGAGTACGACTGGGTTGTCGACGTTTCCTCTAGTCCAGAATCCGTCGCCAAGTACTTCATTCAGTTAATGAGAGGAGGAAAGCATCATGAAAATAAGTAAGTTAGACGATGCCCAAGCCGAAATTGTTCGTTCCAATGACGGATTGGCCAACTATCTTCAGAACCTAGAAATAGGCAGAAAAGCTACACCGCATTCTTGGCTCTATGAGAATGAGGATCCAGCAGTTACGCTTAAACGTTGGATGCGTAAACTGAAAAAGCTTGAAAATGGAAGTGATGCTGAGAGAATAATTTATGCATTCGACTGTAAACAGCTCGAAAAGTATGGTTGGCAAGGCGAAGTTCCACCAATTAAGGAAGCAATAAAGGTTGAAAGCTTCCAGGAACAATATGAACTCACGCATACTGATGTTCCAGCCGTCCCGCCTCTGACGGACGTTATTAGAATTCCACGTAAATCAGTCCGCCTACGAAGTTACAACCATGTTGTTGATGACATGTCTACACGCGACACATTAACAACGAATTCAGGATGGGATAAATTTACTAAGCGTAGTACGGTAGTACCCGAGTCTATTGAAGATGCTGAGACCGGAGTCGCCTATACCTATCCAGCAATAATCTTATTCCGTAACTACCACCAGAAACTTCGTGTGGTATGGATGTACCCAATGAGTATGAATCTGCTCGAGTATAGAATTACTCAACCATTACAGGAGGCCATCCAGAAAGTTACTCAGTATGTCACACCTTGGAAGGGGTTCGAGGATGTGAAACAGCGCTTCACTGTACTTTGGAATAAGCACCCGTATGCATTTGGCGGAGATACAACCGCAATGGATGCTCATATGCAATTACCCCAGCTTTCCGCAGTGGCTGACAGCTGCGAAAGCGTTACCAAAGACGCTCGGTATCTGCGTGACACTTTGCTCCACGTTGCAAAGATTGATATCGTTATTGGACTCAACTCAATTATCAAAGACCAAGAGCACGGGATAGCATCCGGATCAGGTTGGACACAATTGAGCGAAACGATTTTCCAAATGTTAGTGTACCACTCTTACCTTAAAGAAAAGCGCATTGACGATACAGTAGAGAGTGGAATGGGAATCGGAGATGACTATGTCTGGTTCTTTGATCGTCAACCAGATTCCGAAGACATAGTTAAGTTCTGGGAGAAATTCGGACTTCCAGGTAAACCGGAGAAACAAAGTAATGATGAGCATACTTGTACGTTTCTCCAGCGCCTCTTCATTAAAGGCTATTATAGCTATGATGATAAAGCGGTTTTAGGAGGTGTCTATCCAACTATTAGAGCATTAAGCTCATTGCTTATGCCTGAAAAGTTTCATAATCCTAAAGATTGGAATTCGGACATGTTTTGTGCCCGTACCTATATGATTCTCGAAAATACGGTGGATCATCCGCTATTTGAGGAGTTTGTCAAGTTTGTGGTAGCAGGGCAAAAGGATTTGCTACCTTTTGCAAAGTATTCTGACTCTGAATTGGACGAAGTTCAGAGGAAAGCACGTCTACTACCAGGGCTTAATCCATCTTATAACACTGAAAAGAGGAATAAGCCTCTATCTTCGTTCTCAAGCATTAGATATGCAAGAACGTTGAGATAGGCGTCAGGTCAAGCTTGCT